TGCGGTGCATCAGCTCGTAGCGGGCGTGAACCTCGGCGGCGGTCATCGCCGGCGAGTCCTTCATCTGCATGTCGTCAACGAAGAAGTACCCGCGTATCGCCGCCCGCAAGTCCTCGATGCGAAGCTGGCTCACGTCGAACCGCGCCCCCGACTCGAAACTGCGAATGCCCGTGTCCGTGATGTCGCGGCCCACGTTGACCTCGCCGGCGCCGAGATTGAGGTCGGTAAAGCCCGACCGTTCCGACATCAGCACCGTCGGGTCCACCACTTTCTCCCCCGCCATCAGCACCAGCTCGACCAACTGGTTCAGGGTCAGCACGTCGGCCAGCGCGATGAACGCCGGCGAGTGCCCCCACCGGCTCTCCGAGGACGTTTCCCACCGGGGTACGAACACCGGGAACTCGTAGTAGCCACCCTCGGGGCCGAGCGGCGTCTTGTCGCGCATGAACACGTAGCGCCACGCATACGGGCGGTGCGAAGGCCGCAGCACGGCACCCTTGCGGGACGTATTGCGGGGCCACACAGCGAAGGCGACCCCGAACTTCTCGTCCGACCCTATCGAGAACGCCTTGTTGACCGCTTCCGGCACGTTGTCCGACCCGAAGCGGCCGATTAGGCGGCTGGCTTCCCACTCCATGTGGCGGAAGAACGTCAGCGGCCGACCGAGATGGTCCTGCTCGAAGAAACACTCCTTGACAGGGCAACTTGAGAAGGTGACCCCCTCCCACGGCTTGCCGATGTCCGCCACGGGTTCCTCCATCAGGAAGCTGGTGCCCCATGTGGTCAGGTCGAGGTAGGTTTCGTTGATCTCAAGGTTGAAATTCGAGTCCTGCAGCTCGTCAAACACCGCCAGCGAGGCGTTTTCCAGCCACACCGCCGCGTCGTGGTCCTGCATCAGCTCGTCATCGCGGAACTGCAGCATGAACCAGCGCGTCACGGGGCTGGTCAGGATGCCGTGGAGGCTGGACGCGAGGGTGTTGTGCGACTTGACCGCCGTCGAGTCGTAGATGTTCCGCCGGCGCCACTCAATCGACTGCTCGGTGCTGGCGTTCTCGAAGAATTTGCCCCCGTACGGGCGGATGAACATCTCGATGGCTTGCCAGATGCCCTCGATGCCGGTGCGGTCGGTCCGCAAACGCTCCAGTTTCTTGACAATCTCCGCCGGGGTCACCGAATGGCCCTCTTGCACTTGATCGCATGCGCCGTGCGCCGCTCCAGCAGGCTCGGGTCCCACGACTGGGCGGCATACCGCATCATGTCCGTGGGGTCGCTGGCGTAGTCGTGCATGGGCTTGTCCTTGAACATCTGGTTTTTATCATCAAATTCTCGTCGGTAACTGCCCACCATGTCAAGGACATGGTGATTATTTGGACAATCGTTGACGTACAGGACCTTCAAGAAGGCGCGAAGCTCGTCAATCCCCGAGATCAGGTCGTCTCTCGGGACGACATCGAACATAATGCCCAAGTCGGCGGCCCTGTCCGCGACGGTCCGCAGGGTCACGAAGTCCCGTTTGTTCAGGTCGTGCGGCCCAAAGTGGTAGTGGTAGTTGTAGGGGAGGCTCTTGACGTGGCTGATGTAGTGCGGCAGGCCCTTGTTGCGGTCCTCGTAGGCGTCCATCAGGACCGGGTGCCCGTTCTCGGGGTGACGTTTAAACACCCCTATCGCGGTCTTGTCCTGCACGCCCAAGTCCCACGCGGTCATGGCGAAGCTGTAGGGGTCGTTGGGGACGTGCACCAGCCGGTGCTTGCGGATGTCGTTGACCTCGTTGGTGAAGTACGCCCCCTCAAAGCCGCCCTCGAAGGAGCAGTAGAACTCCTGCTGAATCATTTCCTCGGACATGCCACTGCGGCGTTCTTCCTCGATGTCCTCGGCGGTCACGATGGGGGTCACACCGTCGTCGCGGTAGGTGTCCTCGACGGTCAGGATTTGCTTGTACCACTGGTCCGTCGCGTTGTGGTACAGCCGGTAGCCGTGGTTGTGGCCCCGGGGGGTGTAGATGAAAATGGCGAAACCCCCGTTCTCCCGCAAGATGGGCCGAAGGAAGTCCCACGCCCGGGGGTTGGCGACACTGAACTCGGAGAAGATCACGCCCCGGGGGTTGGCGCCCACCAGCGAGTCGAAGTTGTCCGACCCGACCACTTGGAAGATGCTGCCGTTGATCAGCTCGATCTTCATCTCGTTGTCGTTGGTCCGCTTGCGGATGGCGTGCGGGAAG